GCTGTCGTCCGCGTACAGGCCGCCGTGCTGCAGAGCGTCCAGGAGCGCCTTCTGCACGTTGTCGATGTCCCTGCGCTGCCGGTCCGGCGGATAGACCTCAATCTCCAGATGCAGGGGCCCGTCCAGGCTCCCGATCCCGAGGCCGGCGAGGATGGCGCAGACCCGCTCCCGGAACCTGCGCCCCTCGCGGCTGATGAGCGTCCGCGGCCCGACCCGCCGGTAGTAGTGGTTCACCGACGGAGGGAACGGGAGCTCGACCTCGATCATCGCCGGGCCCAGGGCGGCGTGCTCGAGGTCTCCTGCTGGGGCGCACCCGCGGCGGCGTCCTTGCGCGCGTAGCCGCGGATCTCGTTTACCACGTCGCCCGTGTCATCCCGCTTCTTGCACTTGACCGTGATCTGCAAGGGCAGGTTATGCAGCTCGACCGAATCCTTGGGCTGCAGCACGCCGACCGCCCGGCAGATGGCCGACAGTTCGCCCTGGGCGATCTGGACCGCCTGGCGGTTCGGGTTGTCGAGGTTGAGCCGGGCCCACAGCAGCCGGTTCTTGAACGGGCCGTCGATGACCTGGAACGTCAGCTCGAGGTAGTGACCGGAGCCGCTCTTCGTCGGCTTCATCTGCGAGTCGGTGATGACGGTGAGGTACTTGCCCGCGGGCAGCGGCTCGAAATCGGTCGCGGGGTCGACGGTCGCGGCATCGAAGCCGTTGAGGTTCGCCATGGTTACTTCGCTCCTTTGGTCTTGCCGCCCTGGGGCGCACTCACAGGTTCGGGGTGGATGTGCTGGGCGTAGACGTTCCAGTCCAGCGGCATCTCTTCGGGAAGGGCGAGGCGGTTCTTGGCCACGTGGGCGGGGCGCTCTACCGTGCGCAGCACGCGCTCGCCGGTGCCGATGCCCTGGTTGCGCTTGCGGTCGAAGCCCTCGTCGGTCTGCTTGGTGAAGACCTTGAACGTGGCGAACATGACCTCGTCGCACCACTCCTGCAGGACCTGGGAAGCCAGGCGGTGCAGGCGCGGAACGTAGCGGTCGTAGGACTCAGTTTCGGGGTTCTCGAAGCGTTCGATGCGGGCGTGGGCGATCAGGATCGTCGTCATGCCCTTCTCGCTGCGCAGTGCCGACAGGCCTTCGATGAACTCGCGCCACTGCGTAAGGGCGAACACGTAGCCCTTGGCATAGCCGATGTCCTCGATGCTCTCGACGTTGCGCCGGCGGCACACGTCGGCCCAGATCAGCCGCTCCAGCCAATCCAGCGAGTCGATCACGACGGTTCGATAGGGGTGCTCGTCGGTGTAGAGCTCCGACAGGGCCTGCATGGCCTGATCGAACGTCGCGGTGACGGGGAACTTGGCGCAGTCGATCTCGCCGATGCCGTCCTCGGTCTGGATGAACACGGGGTTCGGTGCGCAGCTGGCGAAGGTCGACTTCCCGATGCCGTGAGTGCCGTAGAGCATCACCCGCCTCGGTGCCGGACTTCGTCCGCTGATGACTTGCTGCAAGAGTTTCACGGTCGTCTCTCCTTCCGTTCGTGGTTGGTGGGGAAGCGAGCGGACCCAGGGAGTCCCGACGCGCCCGGGCGACGGCACGTCACGCCATTCCGCCCGCTTCCGCCTGTGTCAGATCAGGTCGAAGGTCCGGATGTCTTCGTAGCCGCTGAGCCACTCGTCCTTCTCGCGGCAGGCGATCAGGCGCGCGATGCTCTCCTCGTTCTCCTTCTGGGCGAGGCCGAGGACCTCCTCGCTCATGCGCCAGACGCCGGTGCGCAGCGGCTCGCGCTTCTCGACGGCGATCATGTAGACGGGGAGCCGCTCGCCGATGAGCGCCGCGGCCAGAGACCGGTAGAAGGCCAGCTGGTAGACGTAGCCGTAGCTACGCGCGTCCATCTGGAGCCAATCCAGGTTGTCGCACGTCTTCAGGTCGACGATGCCGCGCGCGGGATTCAGCCAGTCCAGGCGCGACTGGCACGGCACGCCGCAGTACTCGGCGCGGATCACTCCCTCGGCGACGCCGTCAGCCAGCAGCGCCGCGGCGTGCGTATGGGCTCGCACCGATGCGTTCAGGCTCTCGATCAGGGCCGCCTGATCGTCGTCGAGCACGGGCTTGCCCTTCGCTTCCGCCCAATCCTGGAAGGCCTTGGTGCGGCTGCCGAACGGCAGACCGGTCTTGGGGTTGATCGGGCCGCCGAAAGCGTAGGCCCGCTCGTAGGCCTCGCGGCCCTCGAGGATCAGGACGTGGGCGGCGCGGCCGAGGACATACGCCGGACGGTCCTCGTCGTGAACCAGGCCGAGCTCCTTCTTGTGAAAGAGCAGCGGGTTGCGCCGGAACTCCGCCAGCAGGTGGCTGGAGAGGTACTTGCCGGCCTGGGCATGGTAGACGTCGGCCGGTTCGCGGATCAGGTCCTGGACGCACCACTGGCGTCGCTTGAAGACTCCGGGAAGATTCATGCGCTCAGGTCCTCCGTTTCGGTCTTGTGCATGCGCTCGGCGCGGCTGACGGCGAAGGTCGACTCGCCGAACTCGCGAATGGCGAAGCCCGTGAAGATGCGGCTGATGTCCTGACCGACGACCGTGTCGGCATCGATCACGCAGGCGTGCTTTTCGGTGTCGAAGCAGTACTTCGCGTCGAGGCGGACCCGGGACTTGCCGTGAAGGCCCTCGACCGCGAGCACGGCCAAGAGCAGCGTGCTTTCGATCTCGTCCGCGGGCACCGAGGCCTCGAATTCGTAGCGGTGGATTTCTCGATTCATCGTGCTTCCTCTCATGAGGCCCGTGTCGTCGGCCTTCTGTGGGTTACTTACCCTGTCCCGTGCCGAGGTGTCGGGCCGCGCCGAGGTATTCGCGTAGGCCCTTGTCCTCGAAGATCTTTCGTAGGCGGGCGATGCCCTTCTCGTAGAGCGTGCTGCGCGGCACGCCCATCTCGCGGGCGATTTCGGCCATGGTTCGGGTCTGCAACCGGCGAGCGAGTTCGCGCAGATCTTCGGGCAGGTCGTCCAGGACCAGCGTGAGGTCGATCCTCAGATCGAGGCGATCGGCCGTGGGACGATCGTGGCGTTCGACTTCTTGGTCGTAGGCGTCCTGGCTGAGGACGTCCTCGAGGCCGCGGACCTGGCCGTCCTGGTCCTCGACCTGTGCGTCCAGCGGACACACTTGCTTTGTGTAGTCCCGCTTCTCCTGGCGTTGGTGGCGGATCAGGTTGGATACCTTGCGGTCGACGATGCGGGCCACGAAGGTGCTGAGGCCCGCTTTGCTGGGGTCGTACTTGCCGAGGCGGCGCAGCAGGTCCAGCATCATCTCCTGCTGCAGGTCGTCGTAGTCGTCGCGGGTGAAGCCGTACTTGCCGACCAGCTGCCTGGCTTTGTGGCGAATGACATCTCGTGCGTATCCGTCGAGGATGTGCTGCTTCGTGTTCTCCATCGGAACCTCTCCTGAGGCCGCGGAGAGGCGCGAAGGTGTCGCACGAGGCAGCGCATGGACCGGCGTGGCGGAGGCGCACGTGGTTCGCCGTTACGGCGACACCCACATGCACCTCCACCTCGTGGCCGGTTGAATGTCTGGTGACGATCAGTCAGGGACGGGGATCGGGGCGGTGAGCCCTACGGGTCAGGTGGCGACCTCCTCCACCTGCATCCGGAAGGGCAGGCCGTGCTTGATCTCCAGGCGGCGCACGGTGGCGTTGCCGAGGGAGGCGAAGGTGTCCATGAGCTCCTGGACGTTCGACTTCAGGGCGAAGTCGGTGAGGCCCGTCTCGGAACGGTGACCGTTGCCCGCGCCGAACTTCACGTCCCGGACGACCCTGGGACGCGGTTTCATCACCGGAAGGCCGCTGCTGATGACGAGCCCTTCGATCATGCCGAAGTCGAGATTCTGCATCAGTTCGACCAAGTCGGCCTGGGCAGGGGTGAGGGTGGATTTCCTGGGAGGTTTCATCGCGGATCCTTCCTGTGGTTGAGGGTCGGGGATAACCTGTGCGTAACATGTGGCCTAAACACTAAACACTGTGGATAAAAAAAATTGGGGGTCATCACGGGAACAGCCCCGGCTCCGGAACGCGGGTCCGGATCAGCCGAAGCTCGATCAGGCGGATCTGCATCGCCTGCGCAGAGACCTGGAACACCGGCGCCATTTGCCGTGCCACATCGACCGTGGGGCGCTCATCCTCGCCGAGACCCCAGCGGGCCTTCAGGTCCGCGATTTCGCCGATGGCGATGTACGGCTCCCGGCTGCCGCGCATCGCCTCCCACTGGGCATAGACCATGCCTTTCGGCATCAGCAGGTTGCCGGCGAAGCAGTCGGCCTGCCACTCCAGTTGGCTCTTGTCGTTGGATCTGCAGATCACCGGGCTTTCTTCTCCTTCGAACATGGCAACCTGGCCCTCGCTGGACAGGAACATGTCCCTGTGCAGTTCCCAATGGCCGGTCTCATGGGCAACCGTGAACCTGTATCGGCCGAGCTTGGACGGGAACACGGTCGGGTCAAGGGACTGATCAAACTTCACTTCCCTGGATCGGAACCACAGTCCTCCCAGGGCTTCGGGATCGTTCACCAGCTTCGGGAGATCATCGAAGTCGTAGGCGAGGCCGAGGTGGGCCTCCAAAATCTCCTCAACTGGGACCGGCGGCGTGACAGTCCGACCGTACTTCCGTTCGTAGTCCGCAATCAAGGCCAGCGTGTCGGCCTCGATGCTTTTCCTGGGGACAAAGTTGTGGATACGCGCCATTCGTACCTCCTGTACATCCTGGGCTCAGGACTTCCGCTTCATGTTTCTGGTAATGCGCTCAAGATCCTCCGCAGTCAAGCCGCGGTCGCGAGCGGTGCGTAGCAGATCTGCCATAGCCCTGGGCTCTGACTTGATGATCTCCTCGAGCTCCGGATCGGTCCTGTTCGCTAGCGCGAGCAGTTCGTCAGTATCGACCTCGAGCAGCTCTGCCATCTTGATGATGTGTTCCGCTTTCGGCGGGTCGAACTCCCCGTTTTCTACCTTGCTCAGGAACGTTGCGCTGATTCCGACCTTCAATGCGAACTGTCTGAGCGAGAATGTGGGATCGACCGTCTTCTTCGCCTCGCGGAGTTCACGGATCCGCTTGCCGAACTTCTTGTTTCCTGCCATGATTCACCTCCCTATCGTGGCCGAGCGGCCTGGGTGCTCCGCCCGGTGGGTCGGACATCATCGCCCGTCAACGTTCAGTAAATACTAAACACCGCCAAGTTCGTCAAGGGTGAATCTTCCGCCCACGATATCCACGTTGCAATATAACAAGTTAGCTGGCCTTTCGGGCATATTGGAGCCCGTCCAAGAGCCCGGCCTTCAGGTCGTTCCACATAACTCGTTGTTTCCTGAAGTCAGGGATGGCCGCGATGGGTCGAACCGCCTTCTCCCGGATCGGGTCGAGGCCGCCGCTCGACCGGGGCAGGTACAGGATCTCCTCCTGGATGTCTGGCGCGAGCAGCAGCAGGTTCATGATCTGCGTCATCCTGGCCCTGGTGACCATGGTGAGCCTGGCCAGTTCGGCGAAATCCGCAACCTCCCCTCGCCGGCAGAGATCCTCCATGTGGAGCGCCAAGGCGAGCAACCTCGAGAGCCGCGGCACCTTGCCGAGCGTGGGTACGGACTCCTCGGCGCCCTCCCGCAGTTCCTTCCGCCCGCGCTCCATGCTGCGGAAGTGGACGTCCTTAGTGATCTTCAGCGGTCGGGTCATGCGTTCTCCTCCGCGTACTCACGCGACAGCGTTTCGATCCCGGCCGGGTGGAACGTCACCGATACGGTTCCCTTGTCGCCGTCGTAGTCCACCCGCTGGATTAAGAGCTGCAGCACCCGCGCCTGCTCCCGGAGCGTGAGCGTCTCCCAAACGGGATCGAAGGCCGCCAGGGCCCGGATAGCCTCGTCCTCGTCGATCAAGTCCCGCCCCAGGCGATCCAGTTCGTCCCTCACCTGTGCGAGGCGCTGCTCGGCCCCGCGGACGCGATCCAGCAGGTCGGCCATCCGCTCGGTGGTCGCATTGCCGGGCCCGATCTCCCCGGCGAGTTCGCGCATCTGGGCGTTGTGGCGTTTCAGATCGCGTTCCAGGCCCGACTTCTCCGCCTCGAGTTCCGCGATTCGCGTCTTTGCCTCTGCCCGCGCCCCGCTCAGCGTCTCCACCAGTAGCGCCGAGTCCCGCCCGATACCGCGCACCTGGTCGACCACGAACTTCTCGATCTCGCCGGCAGGGATCGACTTCGACGGGCAGGCGTGCCACCCGCGCTTCTGGGCGTTCGCGCAGACGTAGTACCGGTAGCGCCGGTCCTGCTTGGTCGTGTGCGTCGGCACCATGGCGCAACCGCAAGGCACGCAGTTGATCAGGCCCTTGAGGATCGCGCCGAATCGGTTGCGGACCTCCCGGCCGCCGGTGACCCGGTTGCGGCTCAGGATCTGGCCGGCGCGCCGGAACGTCTCCTCGTCCACGATCGCCGGGTGCTCACCGTCGTGCACCTCGTCCTTGTAGGTCAGGCGGCCGATGTACAGGACGTTGTTCAGCAGGCTGTGGAGGCTGTGCTTGTTGAACGGCGCGCCGCCGGACTCGCGTCCTTTCTTGTTGGTCCACTGCTTGTTAGTCCAGCCGCGCGCGTCGAGCTCCTTGATCGTCGCGATCAGGGATTGGTGGTCCAGGTAGAGCTCGTAGATCGCGCGCACCCGGGTCGCCTCGTCCTCGTTCACCATCAGCCGTCCCCCGCGGGGATCGACGTCGTAGCCGAGGATCGGCCGGCCGCCCGACCACTTCCCCTTGCGGCGGGCCGCGGCGATCTTGTCGCGCGTCCGCTCGGAGATGATCTCCCGCTCGAACTGCGCGAACGACAGCAGGATGTTCAGGGTGAGGCGGCCCATCGAACTGGTCGTGTTGAACTGCTGGGTCACCGACACGAACGAGACGCCGCGCCGTTCGAGGGACTCCATGATCTGGGTGAAGTCCAGGAGGCTGCGCGACAGCCGGTCGACCTTGTAGACGACGACGCAGTCGATGTGTCCAGCCTCGACGTCGGCCATGAGGCGCTTGAACGCGGGGCGTTCCATGTTGCCACCCGTATAGCCGCCGTCGTCATACCGGTCGGGCAGGCAGACCCACCCCTCGCTTTTCTGGCTGGCGATGAAGGCCTCGCCGGCCTCGCGCTGGGCGTCGAGGCTGTTGAACTCCTGCTCGAGCCCTTCCTCGGTGCTCTTGCGGGTATAGACGGCGCACCGGATGGTCGGCGCCTCGACCCGCTTACCGGCCATCAGCGGACTCCCTCTGGCCCAAACGGAAGAACCCGTAGCCGTTCCAGTGGGTGCCGGTGACCTTCTTGGCCACGGCGCTCAAGGTCCGGTAGACCTCGCCCTCGTACTCGAACCCCCGCGGCAAGACCCGCACTTCGACGGTCCGGTTCTTGTACCGTCGCGTGATAATCGCGCCGGGCATCGGCAGGCGGTCATCCTGGGGGAACTCGAGAGGCGTGGGGGCGGTCCCGCTGCCAGGCGCGACCGGGCGCGGCCGGGGCGCGGTCAGGCGGACGTCGGACTCGGTGGCCAGGTCCCTCGCTCGACGTTTCGCGCGTTCGGACAGGCCGCCTTCCTGGTTTACCTGGAGCCGCCAGACGATGCGGCGGATAAGGTACTCCTTGTGCCGGGACGTCGTATCCTCGCCGAAGACCTGGGCGTACTTCCGCCGCAGTTCCGGAACCGTCATGCGCTTCAGCGCGGTGATCTCTTTGCCGATGTTCAGCGCCATGGTGCATCTCCTCTCATGATCTCGGTTGAGCTAACCAGGACACATGAGGGTCGCCGGGCGCGGACACATCAAGGGCTTTCTGGTCGGGGGATACGGGTGCGGAGTCGCATGCTGCAGTTCCACTTACGCATGCATCGCGGAAGCGCAGCAGGCCGCGGCCGAGGATGCCGGCGATCGCCTGGCGGCGCTGGATCGGGGTCAGGATTTCAGCAGCCGTTTTCGGCAT